ATGATAGGTTTCCTTTGATCTTTCCTTATGAAAAGACTAATGATGGGTTCATGGGTCTTAATCTTCACTACCTTCCTTATCCGATGAGAGCTCTCCTCATGGACAATCTCTATGAGCTTGTTAACAATGAAAACTATGATAAAGATACCAGGCTTAGAAAACTAACATATCAACGGCTAAATAGTGCTGCAAGATTTAGATATTACAAGCCTTGTATAAAAAGATATCTTACCAGTCAAGTGCAATCGAGATTCTTTGAAGTACACCCTACTGAATGGGATATTGCTTTGTTCCTCAGAACAGAGAGATTCGAGAAAGCAAACACTCGTAAAGTTTGGACAGACAGCAGAAATAAAATCAGGGGTAAAAAGTAATGGCAACAGGAATAGTTGACGGGATAGTTCGTGGACTGACAGGAAGATCTCAATCTGTTCCTGATAGCAAACCCGATTCGTTCAACATTGAAAATATAAAAGGGCGGATTACCAAGCGTAATGGAATCACAAAAACATCTCATTTTAGGGTCGTCATTACTCTCCCCCAATGGGCAAGAGAAGCTACAGAGAATGATGATGTATCGAGCGTAGGTTTTGATCTTCCGTTTTTGTGTGACTCTGCTCAGCTCCCTGGAATTAATTTTACAACTTCAGAAATTAGACGTCTTGGATATGGTGCTTTAGAAAGGAGACCGGACGTTCCTCTCTACACTGAGCTTCCATTGACGTTTATTAGTACTGGAGATGGAGCAGTATTGAGATTTTTCCACCGTTGGATGCAAAATGTGATTAACGTGGGAACATCTGATAGGGCTCCTTCGTCCGTATCATATAAAGGAGCTTTTCTGTACGAAGCTCACTATCCTGTCAATTATAGAACAACTATTCAATTGTATCATTACAATGAAGTAGGCGAGCAGCTTTTGGTATACACGTTCAATGAAGCGTATCCAATTGGTATCGGGGATATTCCTGTTAGTTGGAGTTCTACTGATGAGCTTGTTAGACTTCCTGTACAGTTTAGTTATACTAACTGGCACTGTGATACGTTCGAAGTAGGTAAGATAGATAGTAGCAGAGAAAGCAGTTTGTCAGTATTACAGAAACTAACTTCAATTGCTTCTGTAGTTGCAACATTACAAAATTTAAGAAGACCAACTTCTATTATGGATGCTTTTAATCAGCTTGGAAATATTAGAACCGTTGGAAATATTATTGGTGGATTATTTTAATAGTTGGATTTACCAATTACAAAAACTAAAATTAAATTCAGACCATTCTTAGTCAAAGAAGAAAAGGTTCTTTTGATTGCCCAGGAGTCTGGCAAGACTAGGGACCTTATTAATGCTTTGATTCAGATTGTCAACAATTGTATATTTGATGATATGGATGTTGAAGATCTCCCTATGGTTGAGCTCGAATACATCTTTTTACAGCTTAGATCTAAGTCAGTCAACAACATACAAAAGATTGTTCTTACTGATACAGAAGATGATCAGAAGTACACGTTTGAAATTAATCTGGATGAAGTTGAACTTATTCAAAAAGAAGTAGATAACAAAGTACAGCTAACAGATGATGTTGGGATAATTATGAAAACTCCTAGTGTCAAGAAAATGGTTTCCGTTGCTTCGAATACAAACGATGCAGATACAACACTAGAAGTATTCAAAGCATGCATCGATAAGATTTATGATTCTGAAGACGTGTACGAAGTATCTGATCATTCTAAAGAAGAACTTGATCAGTTTGTTGAGCAGCTCACGTCAGAACAATTCCAACAAGTTACCAATTTCTTCCAATCAATTCCAAAACTTCAGTACACAATAGAGTACGAAAATTCTATTGGTAATAAAAGACAGTATGTACTAGAAGGATTAGCTGATTTTTTTCAATAGCGCTGGGTCACACTACGATGGCAGCGTATTATAGGTTGCTGTTCGCTTTGGTCCAGCACCATAAATACTCTATAAGTGAATTAGAGAATCTTATACCTTTTGAACGTGATATTTATGTGGAATTATTAAATCAACACCTTGAAGAGGAAAAAGAGCGCTATGAGCAGCGTAGAAGAAGCTAACACCACTATTGACACATCGCCTTTGTTGGAGGGAGCTGATCTCAATGGAGACGGCCACATCTCGGCCGCAGAATTACAAATGCATTTGGAATTCAAAAGAAAGGAACTCGAGGACAAAGACGCGCAGCGAGATGCTATTCGCAAAATGGCATGGTTCTCTCTGTTTGGCCTATTATTGTATCCAATAGGAATCTTCCTCACTTCAGCGTTCGGTCTCGACAAAGCAGCAAATCTTATAGCTGATATTGCTCCAACATACTTTGCTTCAATCGCTGTTTTAGTCTCGGCATTTTTTGGTGCTGATGCAATTTCAAATAAAGGTAAGAAGTAAATGGCACTGCCGAAGATTGGAGCAGCAGCAGCTGCTGTCCCATTAGGAATAGGAAAGGCTGGTATTGAAGCGGTTAAGGGGTCACTCGAAACAGCATTAGCACCACTGAATCCAATGAATCTTGTAAAAACATTTGCAAACGCTCCTATCATCGGTGAGGTCAAATCAAGCATATCTGAGATTTATGGCAATCTAATAGATTCCAGTGAAAACGATGATGCTGTTAAAGATAATACAAGTAAAACTGCCTCTGGTGTAAACAATCTTTTTGATGTACTAGAGGACCAGACTGCCTTACTACAACAAATGCTCGATATACAAACTGAAACTTTGACAGAAGCTCAGAGACAAAGAATTCGAGACTTAGAAGCTCAAAGAGAAGCAGCAAGAGAACAAGATGGTCCTTCTGAAGGTGTTCAACCAGTAGAGAAGGATGAAGGGGCTCTAGAAGGCCTTCTTCCTAAAACATTATTTGCTGGCATATTAGGAGCATTAGCAGGTTTCCGCGGCTGGGAAATGAAAGCGATTGACAGATTGACCAGCCTATTTGATAGACTGAGAGCAAATGTAGTCAATGCATTCAAGCCAATTACACAATCCATAGGCAAATTCTTTTCCAATATCAAGGCATCTGCTTTTAGAGCTCTTGGGCTAGGGGTCGATGGTAAACCTGTTGTTCGGACTCCGGGCTGGGTCAAAGCTCTACGAGACGTTGGTAGTAAGATAGGTTCATTTTTTACAAGAATAAAAGATGTGGTGATGAAAATTCTTAGCCCGATCTTGAAACTATTTTCTGGAATTGGGTCAGTAGCTGGAAGCATTGCAAAAGGAGCTGCTGCCGTACTAAGATTTTTAGGTCCTGTTGGTTTAGTCATCGGCTCATTGTTTTCCTTGTTCGAAGGATTTCAAGCATTTAGAGATAAAGAAGGTTCTATATTAGAAAAAGTCCAAGCAGGAATTTCAGCAACACTTTCTGATTTCTTTGGTGCTCCTCTGGATCTAATTAAAGATTTAGCTTCTTGGATTATTGGCAAATTTGGTTTCGACGAGACTTCAGAGTTCCTTGACAGTTTTAGTATTGAAGACGAGTTGGAGAAAGTGTTTAATTCACTTTTTGATTCAATAGATAAAGTCTTTGAATACATTAAGGGTATTTTCACAGGGGAAACAAACGTCCTTGGTGACATCAATAAGTTGTGGAACGATACTATTGCCCAAATAAAGAAACCATTTGATAATATGTTCAGTGGATTGGATGTTAGTGAAACACTCAAGGCATTTGTCAGATCCATACTTCCAGAACCGCAAGGCGATGGTATTACAGGATTTATTGGTAAAAATCTTATTCCACGTGAAGTGTATGAGTATGCAGGAATAAATCCAGATACTGGCGAAAGAGAAAGTATAAGAGAACGAGATATTCGGATTGCCAATGAAGAAGCGGCCGACATAGCAGAAAAATTAAAAGCTCAGCTCAAGGATGTAGAAACAGACAGTTTTCTAGAATCTCCTGTTCAACAAGCAAGAGACAAGCAGAGACTAGAAGAACTGATCTCTCAATTAGAAGCAAAGCAAGCACAAATTGCAGCATTACAAGATCAAGGTGTTGATACAGTTCCTGCTTTAAATGAAACCACAGCACAGACAGAAGCAAGACAGGCCGAGCTGTTCAATGCAAGATTTGGTTACAATAGCCAAGGAAGTACTGTTGCATCAGTCAATCAAATTGACGCATCGACCACAGAATCAAATATTACAGTACAAGCTAAAGGAAGGGCAACCTCTACTGGAGAGAGGATGCCCCCTTTGAATAGCTTCTATTCGTCAGCTCGTTAGTCGTCGTTAGCTAACTTTTCAAAGAAACTCAGCGAATCGTCTTCATCTTCCGCGATTGCTGGTGCTGCAGCTTCCTTCTGAACAGGAGCTGGCGTTTCTTCTGGTGTATCCCATGGTGGAGTATCTTCTTGTTCAGCAGCTGCTTTCTTACGAGCGACTGCAGGATCTCCATCTAGGCCAAGAACCTTTTCCAAACGAGCTTTGAGCTCATCATACGACTTGAACTGATCTGGAGCAATAAACTCATTGAGCCCATACTGCTGCTTCCAGATATTTTCCAACTCTTCGTCATCTGATGACAAAGGAGCTGGTGAGCTAAACTCGGACTTGTCGTAGTTACGATAGCCCTCCACTTTACGGATTTTCAGTTTGAAGTCTGCCCCTTCCCAGAAGTCGAATGGGTTGACTGGCGTCTCATCCTGGAACGCTGGGTTCATTGCTTCGTTCAACTTATCGAAGATCTTCTTACCATAACGATACAAGAACACTTTGCCTTCGTTCTGTGGGTTAGCTGGATCACTAACAACAAAGATGTTTGAAACAAAGTACAGACGGCGCTTCTGCTTACGAACAATCTCCTTGTTCGCTTCGACGCCACTGTTCCACAGCTGAGAGTTGTACTCAGAGACTGGATCTTTCTGGTTGATCGTTGTCAGAGACTTTTCGATGTACCAACCACCAGGGCCTTGGAATCCGTTATCCCACACACGTACGAATGGTACGTCTTCGCCTTGTGGTGCTGGTAGGAAACGAATGACAGCATAGCCATTACCAGCCTTGTCTACTTCAGGCTGCCAGAACCGTTCGTCCTGATTGCTGTTCTGCTGTTGCTGATTGCCTTGGAGCTTGTTCAGCTCTTTGGTGAGAGAGTCGAGGTTATTACCTGACGAACGCTTGAGTTGTGCAAATGATGATGACATATGTATCTCCTGTATTTCATCTTATCCACTGTATTCATAATATAACGCTGTATATTGTACTAGTATTTATATAGGAAGTCTAGCACTTTTTTCCTTGAGACAGTTTAAATCTTCTGCCTCGACTTGAACTTTACTTTTTATCGTAGAGTTCATTTTGACTAGCTTGGCGACCGTTTCGACCTCAAGCTGATTTTCCTCAGCATATAAAAGGACAGCATCCATATATGGAATGCGGTGTCTTCTTACGATATCTTCTATTTGCTGTGAAAACTTGGAACTGTTTTGAACTGATTTGATTTGTATCATGTTAAAGATAGTACTCTTGCCAGCTGCATTTAAAATCATCTCTGTTGAA